AATTCCAACAAGCAAATGGTCTCAAAGCAGACGGCATTATCGGCCCTAATACAGCAGGTGCTATTTTGTCTTCACAGAAGCCAGGTGCTGCAATGGGCGGTGGTGGCGGAGGTCCTGCGCCGGCAGGTGGTCAGGCAGCAAGTCCTGCTAAACCAGCGGCAGCACCGGCAGCAGGATCGGACAAGATTCGAGCAGAGATTGATCGATTTAAAAGCAAAAATAATATGTCATTACAAGCTAACAGAGAGTATGTTGCCAGGTTGCAAGCTAAGTTAGATGCAGCAGGTGGTCAGGCAGCAAGCCCGGCGGCGCCAGCAGCTCCTGCTCCGACAACTTCAGGTGGAAGATCATACACTCCGCCTAAACAAGAGGAAAGTATAGTTACCCAAGACGATGCTATACTGGCAAGGATTAAATCAGCGCTTCGATTCTAAAAAAAAGCACCCCAGGGGTGCTTTTTTAATGCCAGTTACCTTTTACACAATGAAGTAATTCGTGTCCTAAAAGGTGCATAGATGTTCTCTTTGGAGTAACAATAGTACATTGTGTTTTATTATCGTTCCAAAAAGCACAACTGTTTACAATGTATCCAAATCCGCTAAACCCTCTACTGCGACTCTCGCGCTCACATAGCTTTTGAACATCGTCTGTAGCAATAACTTTAATTTGAATATCGTGTGTGCCACTAATGTTAAACTTCTTTGACGGATTATCCCATTCATGAAAAGATTGGGCATAGCTCAAGTTGCCAATTAATGTAGTGATCAAAAGTAATTTTTTCATATATCAATTATAAGGTCGTATCATATTTTGGTCAACGTATTTGGCTAACAATAATAAATCTGTTGTTGACTTACAACGATAACTACTGTATACTTACATTTTAAGGAGACATGAATGTCAACACGTATGTACGGACCCGAAGAAAAAGCCAAACTTGAGCGTCTTATCAATGAAGGCTCAACTGTACTTCGGGAAATTGAAGATCTTAAAGAAGGTCTTAAGGAAACAGTTAAAGCAGTTGCCGAAGAACTTGAAATTAAGCCAGGTATCATTAACAAAGCAATTACTATTGCACATAAAGATAGCTGGAAAGAGCAAGAGCAGGCTTGGAATGATATTGAAATGATTCTTGGTGTTACTGGTCGATTACCGGACGACCAATGATCGATAGAATTTTTAAACCTACAATCGAATGGGCTAAAACCGATTTTAAAGTTTGGCCTTTAAGATTTGTCCTTGAAATAACAGCATGGGTTATGAGTATTGCCTGTGCCGTTACTATGGCATTAACTGTGCCCACCCCTCCATTCCTAATTCTATATCCATTGTTTATTGTACAATGTGCTATTTTTTGTTGGGCGGCTTGGACAAGGCGTAGTACTGGTATGGTAGCTAATTATCTCTTGTTAGTCGCAATCGACAGTATTGCATTAGCAAGGTTGATAATTAATTAAATATATGATAGAAGGCAAGCGGGCCATAAACCGTAATATGGGTATTTGCAAGCCGTAAATTGCATAGGAGAACTAACTTGTACGTAGATGCATATTTCGATAGAAATACAGATATTGTGCGAGTAGTAGAAAGAGCTAAAGATGGTAAAAGAGAATTTAAAGAATTCCCTGTACGCTATACTTTCTACTACGAAGATTCGAGGGGTAAATTTCAATCAATTTACGGAAAACCTCTTAGTCGCATTGTTTGTAAAAACACTAAAGACTTTCATAAAGAAGTCAAAATAAACAGCGGTAAACAGCTTTACGAAGCTGACATCAATCCCGTAGTCGCCTGTCTTAGCGAAAACTATATTAATCAAGACGCACCAAAACTAAACGTAGCATTCTGGGATATTGAGGTAGACTTTGATCCAGAACGTGGCTATGCATCTCCCGAAGATGCATTTATGCCAATTACTGCAATTGCTGTCCACCTACAATGGTTAAACACATTAGTTTGTCTTGCTATTCCGCCTAAGGGAATGAGTATAGCGCAAGCAGAAGAACTTGTTAAAGACTTTCCCAATACACATATTTTTGATAACGAAGCAGATATGCTTGATACATTCTTGAATTTAATTCAAGATGCGGATGTACTAAGCGGTTGGAACAGCGAAGGCTTTGATATGCCATACCCTGTTAATCGTATTACTAAAGTATTGAGCAAAGATGATACACGCAGGCTCTGCCTGTGGGATCAATATCCTAAAAAACGTGAGTATGAAAAGTATGGAAAAACAGCTACTACTTTTGACCTGGTTGGTCGCGTTCATATGGACAGTCTCGAGCTGTACCGCAAGTATACATATGAAGAACGACACACTTATCGACTGGATGCCATTGGAGAAATGGAAATAGGAGAAAGTAAAACTGTCTACGAAGGTACATTGGATCAACTTTATAACAACGACTTTCGTAAGTTTGTTGAATACAACAGACAAGACTGTGCATTGTTGAATAAACTTGACAATAAACTTAAATTTCTTGATCTTGCTAACACACTGGCACACGAATGTACAGTATTGATTACTACAACTATGGGTGCTGTGGCTGTTACTGAACAGGCTATTATTAACGAAGCACATCGTAGAGGATTTCAAGTTCCTAATCGTGTTAAAAAAGATGATAGAGAAGAAGATGCAGGTGCGGCAGGTGCCTATGTTGCCTACCCTAAAGAAGGTATTCATGAGTGGATTGGTTCCTTAGACATAAATTCGCTATATCCATCAGCTATTAGGGCGCTCAATATGGGTCCAGAAACTATTGTAGGGCAATTACGTCAAGATTCTACAGAAGCATATATTCAAAATCAAGTCGATAAAGGAAAGAGCTTTGCGTCTGCTTGGGAAGGAATTTTTGGGTCGCTTGAATATACGGCTGTGATGAACAAGGAAATTGGTACAGAAATCACTATCGACTGGGAAGGCGGAGAGAGTGATGTGCTAAGTGCTGCCGAAGTGCATAAATTAATATTCGATAGCCATCAAAGTCTAATGATTAGTGCTAATGGCACAATCTTTACCTACGAGAAAGAAGGAATTATTCCCGGATTGCTCAAGCGGTGGTACGCTGAACGTAAAGAAATGCAGGCTAAACTCAAGGATGCTATTAAAGCTGGTAACAAAATTGAGGAAGAATACTGGGATAAACGACAGCTGGTCAAAAAAATTAACCTAAACTCATTATATGGCGCTATTCTTAACCCTCATTGTAGATTTTTCGATAAGCGTATTGGTCAGTCTACTACTCTTACTGGTCGTCAGATTGCCAAGCACATGGCTTCAAAAGTAAATGAGATTATAACCGGGGACTTTAACCATGTTGGAAAAGCTATTATCTACGGCGATACTGATAGTTGTTATTTTTCTGCTTATAAGACGCTTAAGAAAGATATCGATTCAGGATCGCTACCGTGGTCGAAAGAAACAGTAATTACACTCTATGATCAAATTGGTGAAGAAGTAAATAACACCTTCCCACAATTTATGCAAGATAACTTCCATTGTCCTAAATCACGTGGTGAAGTTATTAAAGCAGGTCGTGAAATTGTTGCAAGTAAAGGGTTGTTCATTACTAAGAAGCGTTATGCTGTATTGTATTACGACAAAGAAGGCAAACGTCAAGATATTGATGGCAAGCCTGGTAAGATTAAGGCCATGGGTCTTGACCTAAAGCGCTCAGATACTCCTGAATTTATTCAGAACTTCTTAAGTGATATTTTAGAACAAGTACTAACAGGTAAACAAGAGCAAGAAGTACTGGACTTTATTAGTGACTTTAGAACTGAATTTAAGGTAAGACCCGGTTGGGAGAAAGGTAGTCCCAAACGTGCTAACAATATTACCGATTATCAAGCCAAGGAAAGTAAAGCAGGTAAAGCTAACATGCCGGGTCATGTACGAGCCAGCATTAACTGGAATACGTTAAAACGTATGTTTGGCGACAAGTACAGTATGCAAATTACAGACGGGGCAAAAGTCATTGTTTGTAAACTTAAAGATAATCCTATGGGCTTTACATCCGTTGCATACCCAGTTGACGAACTGCGATTACCTCAGTGGTTTAAAGACTTGCCATTTAATCATGAAGAAATGGAAGCTACTATTATTGATAATAAACTTGAAAACCTAATTGGCGTTTTAAATTGGGACGTCAGGTCCACCGAACAGACAAATACTTTTAATAAATTATTTGACTTCTAACCTAAATACCTATATACTAATACAAAGGAATCATTATGAAAGACATTCTACAAGACATCGTAACACATACACACGCACTCGGCTTTTTACCTATTGTTAAAATTACCGGAACCACTGGCGATACAACTATTGAATCAATGGCTGAAGATCGGTCAGTTATCTTAACTGCAAAAACACATAAAGTAGTTGACGAATTCGAAGGCACATTCGGTATGCCTAATTTAGACAAACTTAATATTCACTTAAAATGCCCGGAGTATAAAGATGATGCTAAAATCGAAGTAGTTCGACAACAACGTAACGGAGTTGATATTCCAACTACTATTCACTTTGAAAATTCAGCCGGAGACTTTGTTAATGACTATCGCTTCATGAGTACAGAAATCATTAACGAAAAACTAAAGAGTGCAAAATTTAGAGGTGCAGCTTGGGACATCGAGTTTGAGCCTGCTGTTACAAGTATTCAGAAATTAAAGTTTCAAAGTCAAGCACATAGCGAAGAAACAGTCTTCCAAGTTAGTACGGATAACGGGAATTTAGTGTTCAGTTTTGGTGATGCAAGCACACACGCAGGTAACTTTGTTTTCCAAACAGCAGCTGGAGGCAAATTAAAAAGCACATGGTCGTGGCCTGTTGTGCAAGTTATGCAGATTCTAAACTTATCTGGAGATAAGACTATGCGTATTAGTGATCAAGGTGCTATGCAGATCACAGTTAATAGCGGTCTTGCAGAATACAATTATATTCTACCTGCACAAAGCAAATAATGAAAGACGAAAATATTACAGTCAAAGTAGTTAAACTCAATAACCTTGTTAAAGATATTAACGAGGTTATGAAAGAACTTGACCAGTTAAATGTTGAAGTAAGAATCGGATACGTAGAACCTAAAAAATCCGATAATACTTCACAAGGCATTCATGTCTGGAGAGTTATAGAACATAACGATTACCTTAACAATGAATAAAAACTTAACAGCTACACAAAATGACTATGCTGTATTTCTTCCAGCAACATCGGGATTCTATGCAACGTTCATAGGCAAACAACGCTACGGAAACTATGTAGATCCTGCACGTATTCCTAAGTCATTTACTAACGGAATAGAAAGTCTCAATTATCTCGAACCTGATAAGGGTGCGTTTTATTATCAATGGTGTTTATACTCAGCAGGACACGCTAATCTTGATCTTAATAAAAAAGATGAAAGCGAAGATATGTTTCGTAATCGAAACAGAGCTACCAGTTGGGTATTAGGCGACTCGGGAGGCTTCCAGATTGGTAAAGGTGTTTGGCCTGCTGATTGGAAAGACCCTAATTGTCCCAATGCTATGAAAAAGCGTACACAAGTCCTTAATTGGATGGATACATTAATGGACTATGGCATGATTCTTGATATTCCGGCATGGGTGGCTCGTAGTCCGGCTGGTCGTGCAGCAACTGGTATTAGCAGTTATGCCGAAGCTGTACAAGGTACTTATATTAACAATGATTACTTTGTCAACAACCGTAATGGTAATTGTAAGTTCTTAAACGTTTTGCAAGGTGAAAATCATACTGATGCTGAAGATTGGTATCAGCGTATGAAGAAGTATTGCGATGTTAAGCAATACGGCGACCGTGCGTTCAACGGGTGGTCAATGGGCGGACAGAATATGTGTGACATCCATCTTGTACTGAAACGTTTAGTAGCATTACGATTTGATGGCTTACTCGAAAAGGGGCAACACGATTGGATGCACTTCTTGGGCACTTCTAAGTTAGAGTGGGCAACTTTATTAACTGATATTCAACGAGCTGTAAGAAAGTACCATAATGAAAACTTTACCATATCTTTTGATTGTGCGAGTCCATTCCTCGCAACCGCAAACGGTCAGATCTACATCCAGACCGAAACGGAAGATAGAAAGAAATGGGTCTACAGAATGGTCCCCAGCGCTGACGATAAAAAATATGCCCTTGACACAAGGCTCTTTAAAGACGCCGTAATACAGGACAGCATTTTTAAAAACTTTGAATCGAGCCCTCTTATCGATCAGTGTGAGATAAAAGATATTTGTATATACAAGCCAGGTGACCTAAATAAAATAGGTAAAGAAGGTAAAACATCGTGGGATTCATTTAGTTATGCTATTCAAATGGGCCATAATGTTTGGAGTCATATCAATGCTGTACAAGAAGCTAATAGACAGTATGATTTAGGTAAAGTTCCAGCAATGTTAGTGCAAGAAAAGTTCAATAGATTATTCTTTAAAGACATTGTCGAAGCTATATTTGCCACAAGCAATCGAGCAGAGGCAGATCGATTAGTTGAAGAATATAGTCGTTTTTGGATGAGTATTATTGGTACACGAGGTGCAACTGGTAAGAAGACGGTAAATGCAAGTACGCAGTTTGCCAATCTGTTTGACATTGTGGAAGAAGATACTGTACAATTAGAACATGGTGAAGAATTTACCGAAGACGAAACAACCAAACTTGATCAACTTGCAGACGAAGTAAAATATGACGCTACCTGATGAAAGATATCGAGCAGTAGTGCAGACTCAAAAATTTCTAATAGAAATTTTAACTACTCCTCGAGTTCCTAAAAGTATTAAAGACGGTGCCAGACATTGCCTGCGTCACTATCCCAGCGAATGGGATATGGAACAAGCAGCTGAAGGTGTTCCTGATGTATTTGCTAAACGCATGGAAGATGTCTATAGGCTTATTAAAAAATACGAAGAAGGTAAAAAAGATGAAGCGTGATTACGGTACAGGCGAGGCCGATAATGTGCAATTCTTTATTGGTTCAGAAGTAGAACACACTCCTGCATATGGTATGCGTACACTGTTTGTTACAGGTATTCAACAAGTTGAAACTATTGCATTAAACTTAAATGGTTGCGAGCACATTTTCTTTGGTGCTAATCACAGCTACAATCCGCAGACCTACGAAGAACATAAAGCATGGGAAGATATGATCATGTTCTTTCTTGAAAAAGATTACTTATGCAGTCTCGATATTCCAATTAACCAAGTAGAAGAATTCAACGAAGGCGGTCTTTGCGAACACAATAATTTTATTCCGCAGATAAGAGTGCCAATTCCTTATGTAAAACTTTGGAATTATAATACAATGCTTAAAATCGATGACAAAGATTTTAAAGCAACTAATCCCGGTGTATGGTCCCACAGTCTACATACATTAATGGATCGTAGTAAGTTTACAGACTGGTCACAATATAAAAACGATGAGATCGTTAAATGATTATTAGACAAGATATCCGCCCTAACAAAATGATTTGGGTCACATTTCGTAAGGAGGGTATTCACAAGTAC